ATATATCACCAGGGTTTCTAGGGAAATTTTCCCGCCCAGGAACATTTTTAGAACGGGTGGATGACCTTTCGAACAGTCGAAAACACTCTCTAATTCGTTCTCCAAGAACAATTCGTTGCTTTGTTCTTTGAACAAGTAAGTCAAACTCTGCTGTCGTTTCATCCAGTCTGAGTAGTTTCTTTCGCCAGAATTGATAATTTCTCCAATCCATAAGTTTTGCGGGTTATCGGTGGCAGTGAAATTGGATACTAAAAAATCTACGACTTCTTTATCAGAATACTTACGACTTGTCTTCTCGAACCAGTATTTGTCCTTTCTTTTATTGAAAGAAGTCATACTGGCACGGGTCTTCGCACCATATTTGAAGAAATCGTATTTTGGATTTGTGAAATGATTTTTTAGTGACAAATAATGTTGATAAGTTTCAAAGGGTGTCACGATCATAAAGGCAATTTCGCTCTCGAAGTTCTCTTCATAAAGTTGAGACGAGTTGCATCCCACTTTAGTCGTTCCTTCAGGGGTTTAGAAATAAGTTTTGCAACAGTTTCTACTTCAATGTTGTTTACCTCGCAATATTGACAAATAGCGTCAATATAATTTAAATTTTCTTCGGCAACAAGTTTCTCAATTTCTAATGCAAACTTAGAGGGAGTTAAAAACTTATTTTCTATTGCCTTTTCTAGTTCGTTATTTACTTTCATAGTATTCCAGTTTATCTGCAACAAATTTTCTAATGTATTTGCTGAGCAGTTTGATGTACTTTGATTTGTCATATTCTTCATAGACGACACATTCTCCGTTTTCGCAAGCCATAATAATTACAAATTTTTTAACTGAGATATCAGTCATTTCATAGAGCATACATGCATATGCAGCACACTGCACAAAATAATGTTCGATCCAATCCTTTGGTTTTGGTTTTTTAGAAGTCTTAAAATCGATTATTGCTAGTTCGCCATCGTATTCGGCAATACAATCAACTGTTCCTGCAATTCCCAATACCCTACTATATAGGGATCTTTCTAAAGCATGAATATTATTTATAAGATTCAATTTATCCTTAGAAATTTTAAATAGAAAATCTGAGATAGGTTGAACTTTTGGTAAACTTTCATTTTTTAGATGATGTTCTACTAGTGTATGCATGTCCGTACCACGACTTGTTGCCGCCTTTGTGATACGGTCTGCTTCTTCATCACCAACTTTCTTCCTCCATTTGACAAAGATCTCCTTATTAAAATGACTGGTTACCGAAGTGATGGAAACCAGTCGGAGAAGTTCTTCTTCTGTTGGAATTTTATAATATCTTACACCATCAATAGTCTCCCTTTGAAGATCTGGGAGGTCAATATCAACATGATTAAACATTACATACCTGCTTCCATTTTTGCAACGATGTATTCTTTGACAAGTCCAGAACGGACAATATCTTCTACACCAAATTCAATAACATCAAAGGATGGCATTGACCTTAGAATTCTCATAAAATCCACAATACCATTTCTTTCATTGGTTTTAGTAAGATCTGATTGAGTAGCATCACCACAGAAACAAATTCTACTGTTCTCACCAACTCTTGTAATTATACTATCAAGTTCATGAAAATTCAAGTTTTGAAATTCATCTACAATAATAACTGCATTGTCTAGCGTAGTTCCACGAAGGAAGGAAGTAGACCAGAATTTAATCGTCTCCTGTGCTTTAAGATTACCATACAACATCTCAAAGTCCGCATCAGAGGGCATTTGAAACATGTACTTTACCATGTTCTTATATGGAATCTGGTAAAGTGCTGATTTGTCATCATGATCTCCAGGAAGAAATCCAATTTCTCTGGTAGAAACTAATGAACGAACGAGATAAACTTTTTCATATGGACTTCTTTCATCCAATACATCGCATAAAGCATTATATAAAGTAATGAAAGTCTTACCTGTTCCTGCACATCCATATGCAACTAAATGTTTATCACTACCATATGAATCAAATAATCTTTTTTGATTATCAGTAAGTGGTTCAATATCAATTAAATAATCTGTGCTTACAGGTTTTTTCCTCTTCATTTGTTTAGTCGTCAATCCAACTCCAATGGGTTGGAGATCATTGTTCCTTCTCTTTCTTGCCATAAGTTGCTTAGATTTTTTTTACTTGTGATCCGGGCATTTTAGATGCCTTTGCCAGAACATCGTTCCATCCAGGATTTTTTGCAACCAGTTTGTCTCTCCACTCACCAACGTCTGTTGCCATCGGTGCAGTAGAAGGATCAGACCAATCTCGTGTCCAGTCTGGATTATCACTTAACCACTGGTCCCAGTCGTGAATACTCATCACAACTTCTTTTTGCTCACCAGTGTTTTTATTCACTACGGGGTATGTTGCCAAAATTTCACCTCTTATAATATGTCTTATTTAGACCCACTCCAGTGCTTCTGCCACTGTGGGGAACTGCTCTGAAAAGATCTTCTTACATGCCTCTGCGATCTCCATGTGCTCCTTCTGGGTGCCATTGGCAGAGCGCAGTTGAATGTAGTGGATCCATGAACGACATGAACCTGACATATAAATTCGTGTGGGAGTTGCCAGGGGAAGAATGAAACGGGCACACTCCTTTGCAATATCATCCTCAAGCATCTGCTGGTATAGATCCATACTTGCTTTGAAGTGATGCTGCATCAGGATCTCATACTTCTGCTTAAGAAACGGATCAATATCGTCGATAGAATTCTGACGATTCTTATGGTCTTGAAGACGAAGTTCTGGTAAAGGAATTGTATCACCTAACAGAGAAGAATCAGCATAGCGTTGCGAAAATTCTTGGTATGTAAATGAGCGATGTCGAAGAATTTGAGCTGCCAGACCTCTGGTAGTTTCAATTTCCAGAGTCATAAAACTCTGTTCAAACACACTCCAATGATTATGTTTGATACAGTAACCAAGTAACTTGGCATAGTTAGGATTTTCCTGATTATTTGGATTAGACACTCTGGCAACATATGCCATGGTCTTTTCCGCATCCGGAGTTACACTAATCAATTTTACGTTCATTTACCAAATCCTTTCGATGTTTTCTTTTCGATTTCTGCGAGTTGCTCTTTCAACTCTCTGAGTTGTGCTTTCATCTCTATAATTTTTTCTTCAGTATAGAGATGATCTTGCTTGATTAAACGCTCAAGCAACTTGATAAGTCTTTTAGATCTACTAGTCATCAGTCTGGGTATCCATCATCATCATCAAAGATTTCGTCGTAATCATGAATAGAATATTCTTCTTTGGTTTGCAGATAACTTTGAGTATCAGAATAAATTTCTGCTTTCAGAGAATCAACCAAAAGTTCAAGATTACGGACAATCAGTTTTAGTTTTTCTTTGTCCATAGAATAGATTTCTCTCTATCCATTTTACACAAAAAAAGAGGGTTCGTCAAGAACCCTCTGAATCTTATTTACTTAGCAACTTGACCTCTGCATAGATTATAAGAAAAAATGCGGCGGAAAAGGCAGTGAATGATCCTACCAGTGCTCCGATCATTTTACTTTACCAAAGTACGGGATACTTTGATGCCACGATACATGAGAGAGAAGTTCTCCTGCTCACGAACACGCTTTGCTTCGGCAAGAACCTCAGCATTGTGTTGTTCGGTATCGTACTTGTTGCCACGATAAGTAACTTCAGACATGGTTTTACTCCAAAGAAATGAGATGGTTAAATCCCGTTCCTTCGGGCGGCGTTTGCGTTCGCTATTTGCGAATAGCGAATGAACGATCCGTTCCGCGTCGTCCTACTTGCGTCCTAGTTATCAAAGCATTGAGGGTCTGTATGTTCCATCCAGTGGATGAGAAGATCAGATTTTTCAAAGGGAGTGAAAAGAGTTGTCTCTTCCAATCCTTCCTTCAACCATTCATAGTCTTCACACCTAAGATGCATCTCAGGAGGGACATGACTAAAGAAGATTAAAGCAAGTGATAACATAGGATGAACGTAAGGGTAGTATACCCCCGATAAAGTATATAGTCAAGTAGTTTTGTAACTTATGTTACAAAAACCCCACAGAGCAAAAAATTTGCCGGGTTTTTTCCCGACGATATGGGAAATCACTTTCTCTTTTTGGAATCTGGTGCTTTGTATCCCCAGAGTTTAGGACTGATTCTACCATATCCATACTCAATTTTTTTTAAACCTTCACGAAACTTATCCCAATACATATCAAAAATATTTACCTGCTTAGAAGATCGTGTTAGATCATATCTAATCTCTCCGTCAACTTCATAGGTAACTATTCTTGCATCATTTGGAGCATCTTTAGTACACACCTGGTTCCAAGATCCATTTTCTATGAGTATTTCACACCCATATTTGGATTTTGAAGTTTCCTTTTCTATTGATGTCCATGAATCCATGTACACAACCTCTTCAACATCTTTTTTTTCCTCAATAGTTTCAACATAATTTTTCATGTTTACTTACCATCTCGCCATACAAGATCTGGATATGCGTCAGAAATATTTTTTCTTGAAATTTTATATTTCTCTTCCAATTTTTTATCCTTAACTAAGCACACAATTTCAGCTTCCAAGGGATGCAAACCTTGTAAAAGATTAATAAACATTGTTTCCCTGCGGAGAGAACTTAATCCATCATTTCCACCTTTAACAAAATTATAAAATTTATTATATTCTTTGCGGATAGAAGATCTGCCTTGGTCCTGAGAACCTAATGATTTACTATTAAGTTCTTCCATTTTGGTTACAGCATCACCAATTTTTTCACTTAGCGTTCCACTAAAAGAATTTTGCTCACCATTACTTGCATATGGAACATCACCTGCAGGAAGTGCAGAAATTAATGTTTCATCATAGTTCCATAGGAAAATTGCAATAAGACAAGGATGGCGATACTTTTTAAGTACCTCCACCTTTTTAGCATTACTTCTCTGCTTAGAAGTTAATTCTAAAATCTCAAATACAAATGGATTTGATGGAAGTTCAATATTCGTAGAACTTTTTTTAGTTCTTGTTGCTGATGTCTTATTCGTCGTCTTCGTCGTCGATTTCGTAGTCATGATAGTTTTCAAAATTAAATGCAATAACCTCATCTGGTATCAGGTTACCCTGATTATCAAACATTTCGGGGTGAGGTCTTGGAATTTCCCGATAGTTCATCATATACTCTCTTGCAACCCAACCTCCAATTAGTCCCACTACAAGAAACAATACGGTTA